TCACTAGAGGCGTTGGTCAAGACCCGGGCGTCCATGCCGTCCTATCAGTGGTCGGCGCAGTATATGCAGAACCCCACCTCGGAAGAGGGGGCCATTGTCAAACGGGAGTGGTGGAAGTGGTGGCCCAACGAGCGACCCCCACGGTGCGAGTTTATTATTCAGTCTTGGGATACGGCCTTTGAGAAACACAACAGGGCTGACTTTAGTGCCTGTACGACGTGGGGCGTCTGGTGGCCTGAGAAAGAACCAAACGAACCAACGACGGGTAGTGCTAATATAATACTGTTGGACTCCTTCAAAGATCGTATGGAGTTCCCAGAACTCAAGAAAGTGGCGCTGGATCACTATCGGTCTTGGGAAAGTCATGAGGTTCCCGTGACTCTTATTGTGGAAAAGAAAGCGTCAGGCGCACCACTTATATATGAGCTTCGGGCGATGGGTATACCGGTGCAGGAATATACCCCAAGCAAAGGTAACGACAAGATCAGCAGATTGAACTCGGTTTCTGATCTGTTTCAATCAGGAATGGTTTGGGCACCCGAGACCCGCTGGGCGGAAGAAGTGGTTGATGAAGTGGCGTCGTTCCCCGCAGGGGATCATGATGACTTGGTGGATGCGACAACACTGGCGTTGATGCGGTTTAGAAGTGGTGGCTTTGTAAAGTTACCAAGTGATGAACCAGACCCAATCAAACTCTTCAAAAGCAAACGCAACGCAGGATACTACTGATGGCTACACAAAAGTTTATGGGCAAGAATCAGTTGATCGACCGTCTAGCAGCACAGGTTGGGTCAAGGGATACGGCTGTAAATATTTTGCAACAACGTGGGCATCTTAAAGCGGATGGGAAAACCTTTACTGCGGAAGGTGCAAAACGTAACGCCATGACCGCTGAAGAACGGGCAAAAGATCGGGCTTCTAAGAAGACCGGCGCACCTGTATCGGCGTTCAAATATAATCCAAAAACTAACTTTGCTTCAAGGAAAAATCATGGCAATAGATAAAGCTCTCTACCAAGCGCCGCAAGGACTTGAAGCAATTGCTGCGGAACCGGACTTACAGATTGAAATAGAAGACCCGGAGTCGGTGAAGATTAATGGTGAAGAGATTACACCCCCCAAGGAAGGTGATGGCTTTGATGACAACATTGCCGAAGAGATGGGTGAGAATGAACTCCAGACCCTAGCCTCAGACCTTCTGGGGGACTATGACACTGATCTAACTTCCCGCAAAGATTGGCTGGATGTGTATGTCAAAGGCTTAAAGCTACTGGGTTTGAAGCATGAAGACAGGACTGAACCGTGGCCCGGAGCTTGCGGCGTCTTTCACCCCATGCTGATGGAGAGCGCAGTTAAGTTTCAGTCCGAGACCATCATGGAAACCTTTCCTGCGGCTGGGCCTGTACGCACAAAGATCATAGGCAAAGAAACGCCGGAGAAGAAAGAAGCGGCCTTCCGCGTTGAGCAGGACATGAATTATGAGTTGACGGATGTGATGCGGGAATACAGACCCGAGCATGAGCGTCTTCTTTTGTCCCTGTGTCTGGCGGGTAATGCTTTCAAGAAGATTTACTTTGACCCTTCACTGGACAGGCAAACGGCTGTTTTTATTCCCGCAGAAGATATCGTAGTGCCTTACGGCGCAACAAACCTTGAGACCGCAGAGCGTGTAACGCACCGGATGCGGAAAACCGCAAATGAACTTCGCCGCCTTCAGGTTGCTGGGTTCTATCGGGATGTTGATCTGGGTGATCCCGTGATGGTGATGGACGAGGTTGAAAAAGAAAAAGCCAGAGAGCAGGGCTTTAGTGCTACGGTGGACAACCGCTTTCAGATTCTTGAAATGCACGTTGATCTTGATTTGGCGGGTTATGAGGATGAGAAAGACGGCGAGATGACGGGTATTGCCCTGCCGTACGTGGTCACCATCGAGAAAGGCACCAACACAGTTTTGTCTATTCGCCGCAATTGGTTGCAGGATGACAAGCTGAAATTTCGTCGTCAGCACTTTGTTCATTACGGCTACATCCCCGGCTTTGGCTTCTACTACTTTGGTTTGATCCATTTGATTGGGGGTCACGCTAAAGCAGCTACGTCGTTGATGAGACAGTTGGTAGATGCTGGCACCTTGTCCAACCTTCCGGGCGGATTGAAAGCGCGGGGGATGCGGATTAAAGGCGATGACACGCCGATAGCTCCGGGTGAATTCAGGGACGTTGACCTGCCGTCAGGGGCCATTCGGGACAACATTCTTCCGTTGCCATATAAAGAACCCAGCCAAGTATTGGCTGGGTTGATGGACAAAATCGTTACGGACGCTCAACGCTTTGCAGCTACGGCTGATTTGAACGTCAGTGATATGTCGGCGCAAGCTCCGGTTGGAACAACGCTGGCTATTTTGGAACGTGCGTTGAAGGTGATGAGTGCAGTTCAAGCGCGTATTCATTACACGATGAAACAAGAGTTTCGTTTGTTGGCGGGGATTATTAGGGACAACACGCCAAAAGACTATTCGTATCAGCCTGAAGTTGGAAACAAATCTGCCAAACAATCTGACTACGATCAGGTGGATGTGATTCCGGTAGCAGACCCGAATGCTTCAACAATGAGCCAGCGGGTTATTCAGTACCAAGCGGTAATGCAACTGGCTAAAGACGCACCTCAGTTGTATGACTTGCCTACATTGCATAGACAGATGATTGAAGTCTTGGGTGTTAAGAATGCCGCTAAACTTGTGCCAACAGTGGATGATATGACGCCGGTTGATCCTGTAACTGAAAACATGGACATCATGCGCGGCAAACCGGTCAAAGCTTTCTTGATTCAAGACCACGAGGCGCACTTGGCTGTTCATATGTCGGTGATACATGATCCTAAGATTATGCAGATCATAGGTCAAAACCCACAAGCACAGGCTTTGCAAGCCGCCGCAGCCGCGCACATTATGGAACACGTTGCCTTCCAGTATCGCAAAGAGATAGAGAAGATGTTGGGCGCGTCGTTGCCGCCGATGAAAGACGAAAACAAAGACGCAGAAGATGTCAGAGTGTTGCCGCCAGAAATCGAAGCTCAACTTGCTCAACTCGTGGCTCAAGCCGCCGCAAAACTGCTTCAGAAGAACACCGCTGAAGCTCAACAGCAACAAGCGCAACAACAGGCTAAAGACCCGCTTATTCAGATGCAACAGCAAGAACTCCAGATCAAACAATCTGATGTTCAGCGCAAAGCTAAGAAAGACGCAGATGATATGGCGGCAAAGCAAGCTGAAGTACAACGTAAAGCACGTAAGGACGCTGCGGATGCTGCTGCTAAAGCAGATGACATACGCTTGAGAGAAATAGAGATTAAGAACCGGCAACAAATAGAAGGCACAAGGATGGGGATTGATATTGCAAAAAATCGTGAGCAATTAGCACACCAACAACAAGCTCAACAATCCAAAAAGGAGCCTAAAGCCTAATGAATTACGCCAATGAAATTGAATACATTGAATCAAAACTCAATGAACGGCGCATAGAGATAGAACAACACCTTGGACGGGGTGTTGCAAAAAGTTACGACGAGTATCAAAAACTTTGTGGAGTCATTCAGGGTCTTGGCTTTGCAAAGGAAATCCTATTAGACCTTGCACAACGTATGGAGATAGATACACATGAGTGAAATACTGATCGGTCAGAATCCAGACAAACCGGAGCAATCTACCGTTCTGCCAGAAACACCAGAAGCAAAAGCAAAGCAACTTCCGCAACCGTCTGGGTATCACATTCTTTGTGCAATCCCTGAGATTGATGGGACGTATGAAAGTGGTCTTGTTAAAGCAGATGTCACCATGTCGCATGAAGAACGCCTGACTACGGTGCTGTTTGTTATATCGCTCGGCCCTGATTGCTATAGGGACGAGAAACGGTTCCCCAGTGGGCCGTGGTGTAAACAAGGTGATTTCATTCTTGTACGTCCGAATACGGGTTCACGGATCAAGATTCACAACCGCGAATTCCGCATGATCACTGACGACAATGTTGAAGGTGTTGTCGAAGACCCACGCGGCATAGCTCGCGCATAAGGAGAAACACATGGCTGAAGAAGCGTATAAGTTTCCCGATGAAATAGATGAACCCAAAATAGAAGTTACTCAAGAACCAGATTTAGAAGTAGAGGTTGTTGATGACACCCCGCCGCAGGATAAGGGACGGGAGAAGATGCCTCAAAAGATCGTAGAAGAGTTGGAAAAAGACGATCTGGAAGAGTATTCGGATAAGGTAAAAACCCGCCTAGCCCAGATGAAGAAAGTCTGGCACGACGAGCGC